GAAACCGAGGACAATGAAGAGGAAGCTTCGATCATGGCTGCACCTGTTTCACGCGATAGCATCTCGCCTTCCAATGGCCAGAGCCAGCAATCGAACCGCGTCGTCCTGTCGCCCGAGCAGAGAGAGCTTGCCCAGAGTATGGGGATTGATGAGGTCAGTTACGCAAGAAACGTTCTAAAGCTCCGCGACGAGAAAAAGGCGAATCCAGAAAAATACCGTGGTTAATCAGAGGTTTATTAGCATGACACCGAACGAATTCAAGGCTTGGTTTGATGGTTTTATCGAGGCTTTCGATAAGCCTCCGTCCCAGAAGCAATGGGCGCGCATCAAGGAGCGTGTGGCTGAGATCGACGGCAAGCCGGTGACGGAGAGAGTATTTATTGATCGCTATTACCCGCAGTATGTCCGTCCTTGGGTAACAGGGTTTAATTATCCGATTTGGGGTCCTTTCTATAGCACCACAAATACAGGGGGAACTAGCACTCAAACTGCTATTGGCGGACGAGCCACCAGCGATGCTGGTTGGGCGCAGCATTATCAAAACGCCATACAGAATGGTGCAAGCGTTCAGCAGCAAATGAGCAGCAATTACAATAGCACCCACGCCATGGCCGCCCTTGGCCGCTCAGAAGCACAGGCAATGTCATGAACGAACTCCCCGTCCCGCCCCGTACCAAGCGCCCATATGTCCGTCGTGCTGCCCCTGTCCGACAGGAGGAAGTACGTGCCGAGCCCGAAGTGCGCGAGCAGCCCGTAAAAGGCCCCAAGAAGACCCGCACCCGCAAAGGCGGCATGAACCGACCCCCGCTTGATCTGCCCCCCGAGTTCATCGACTGGGCCACGGCCGAGGGCATAGATTTTATGTGGGCCACCAATACTGTGAATGGTCAGCCGTTTCCGCAGCAGCGTATGCAGTTCGAGGTTAACGGCTGGGAAACGGTCACTGGCGATATGTTCGGCGGGCGGCTCAATGGCATGTTTGCCCCGAAGGACTTCAAAGGCGAGATTACATACGATGCGTGTGTCCTTCTTTGGAGACCAATGGAACTAACACTTGAAGCTAGAGCAGAGGAAAGACAAGCGGCACAACTTCCAACGAGAGTGGTGGACGCGAAGTTTCGAGGCGGCCAAGTTGATGGTATTTCGCCAGAAGCTCAACAACATCCTCGCGCCCGTATGGTAACGAAAGTGGAAAAGGAGATGCTTCCTGGAATGAGGGTTCCTGAGAGATGAAGGTCAGCAGAGATGGCCATGTGACCTCTGCCCAGGTCCGGGAATTATTGGATTACAATTCAAATACGGGGGTTCTTACTTGGCGTCATCGTCATAACGCCCTTAAGCGTTGGAACGTAAGATACGAAGGGAAAGTAGCTGGGACTCCTCATATTCATAAATATGTAGTTGTCTCTATTTTCAAACTTCGAATTCTTGCGCATCGTCTGGCATGGCTGCATTACCATGGTGAATGGCCTAAGGGTGAAATCGATCACGTCGATGGGAACCCGTCCAATAACGCTATTAGTAATTTGCGCACCATTGCCCATCAGCAAAATTCATGGAATGCAGGCGCGCTGAAGACCAACAAAATAGGCCACAGATATATTTCTTATTGCAAGATAACAGATAAATATATTGTTCAGTTTAGCGAAGGAAAGGGTAAGCGTATTTATTACGAGAAATTTCCGACGCTCAATGAGGCGATTGCAGATCGAGATCGAGTGATTCCGCATCTTCGTGGAGAATTTTTCCGCAAGAATACCATCCCTATTGACAAAAATCAGAACTCTGTCTATCCGTAGCATTAGTGTCTTAAATCATCCCCGCCCGCGCCGGGCGGTCCTGCCGAATAGGTTGCGAGGCTCGCAACGGTTTTCGGTGAACGAGGACCGCGATGGCGAATGTCAATAGTCCTTTCGGATTTCTGTATGCTGGTCGCCAAGAGGGCGGCTCGCCTACTATGGGTCTCACCCCCCGTGTTGTCTCATCGGCTTACGGTGTTGCCATTTTCCAAGGCGATCCCGTTATCTCGATGACATCGGGCTACATTCAGGTAGCGACCTCCAATTCTGTGACGGTCGCTGGTATCTTCAACGGTACCGAGTACCTGAATAGCAACGTGGGCCGCAAGGTTTGGTTCGGCTCCCTGCCAGCTACCGGCATCGGGGGAGACGCCAAAGCCTACATCTCCAACGATCCCGAGGCCCTGTTTGTGGCCCAGAGCGATGGTACGGCCATCGCCTTTGCGGACATTGGCGCCAACATCGGATTCACCACTGGCACCGGCAACACGACCACGGGCAAGTCTACCTACGCCCTTGCTCAGTCAACGATTGCCACTACCAACACCCTGCCCTTCCGAATTGTGGGTCTCTGGAGCCAATACGCCCCACCGGGCTCGGCCGGCACCGACGACACGACGCCATACAACTGGGCTGTAGTCGCCCTTAACAACACCGATCGTTCTACGACGACGGGCGTGTAAGGGGGAGATGACAGATGCCTATTGCTCTTAGTGCGATCCGCGACCTTCTCCTGCCCGGCCTATGGTCCGTAGACGGGGAGTACCCACAGCTACCGCGTGGCTGGAACAAGATTTTCACCACGCGAAAATCCAACATGGCCTTGGAGCGTGCCGTCTCCATGCGCTACCTGCCGATCGCGGTAGAAAAGCAGGAAGGTGCGCCCACCACGTTCGATAACGCTTCTGGTCAACGCTACATCTACAATCAGGAGCATCTTGAGATTTCGCTCGGCTTTGCCATCACGCGCAAGACGATCGACGACAACCTGTACAAATCAGAATTTGGCCCGAACGTCATGGGCCTCCGTAATGCCTTCCTTCGTGCGGAGGAAACCTATGCAGCGGCGGTGCTCAACAACGCCCAGACTTATGACACTGCGGTCCTAGGCGATGGTGTCGCGCTTGCGAGCACCGCGCATCCGGTGGACGGCAATACGATTTCCAACCTCGCATCGCCGGCCGTGTCACTGAACGAAACCGCGCTGCTCAATGCCCAGATCGCGATCAATGCGAACTGGCGCGACAACGCAAACCAGCGCATGAATGCTAAGCCTCGGCGCCTTGTTATCCCGCCGCAGCTTGAGCCCGTTGCCGTGCGCCTCATCAAGACTGAGCTGCGCCCCGGTACCGCGTTGAACGATGTCAACGCGATTCTATCGGTCCAGGGCGGCATTCCAGACGGTTACATGAACTGGAACTACCTTACATCGCAGTTTGCGTGGTTTCTCGCGACCGATCAGCCGGGGTTGGTGCATATGGATCGTATTCCATATGAGTCTGACCTTTCGGTCGAATTCACATCCGACAACTTGCTTTGCAAGGGCTACCAACGCTACTCATTTAACTACCGTGACTGGCGTTCCATGTACTTCTCCTTCCCGACGAGCTAAGGGAGCCACACCAAATGGCGACGAAAAATCCCGGCTCATGGGCTTTCGGCATCAGCCCGACTGGCTGGCCGAACTACGGTGTTGTTGGTGTTCCGCCGTTCACGGGCAATTACTTCTACGTCGATCCGGTCAACGGTTCGGATGGCAACACCGGCGGTCCTAGCGATCCGCTTGCGTCGCTATCCCAGGCGCATTCGAATTGCACGGCTGGGCAGAACGATACTGTGCTTCTGCTAGGCGGTTCTGGTCAGGTAGGACTTACCTCCACGTTGACATGGAGCAAGTCACAGACGCACTTGATCGGGCTTGGGTCGGATTCGCAAGAGGCTCCGGTTGCTCAGATTCAAAGCTCTGGCTCGACTGTGTTCACGCCTCTGGTCAATGTGACCGGCACCGGCTGTATCTTCCAGAACTTTACGGCGGTTCATGGGTTTGGCTCTACGGCAGCCCAAATCTGCTGGGCAGAGGCTGGCGGGGCCAATAGCTATAAGAAGGTCGCCTTCAAGGGCATGAACAACAACATTGCTGGTGGTGTGACCGGCTCGCGGTCTATCACCGTCGGTGGTTTGGGACGCAATCACTTTGACGATTGCACGTTCGGGGGCACCACGGTTTTCCGTGGTGCTGACAACTCCACGCTGGAGTTCACCAACGTCACGCAAAAGAACATCTTCAGGCGTGGCCTGTTCCAGGCGGTTTCGACCACTGGAGCTAGTGTTCACTTCTCGGCCAATTCATCCGGCTCGCTCACGAGCTGGCAGTTGTTCGACCAGTGCGCGTTCCTTAACGCGGGTCCGAAACAGAGCGTCCCGAACGTAGGCTCTACGCTCTCTGGCGTGGCCATCATGTCGGCGACTGCGGGCGGCCTGATCCTGCTCAACGGTTGCGTATCGGTCGGGGCCACGAAGTGGGAGGCTACTGCTTCCAACTTCATTTTCGTCGACAACGTGTCCGCAAACGGCACCGGCGGCATAAGTGTCAACAACATCTAACTGGAAGACGCTGGATGAGTCGCGCGAGACATAAAGCT